GTTCAAGCAAGTCTAGCAAGGATTCCTTGTCAATGACTTGTGCTTTGAACAGATTGAACGCCAATTGACGCAAATCTTCCATGAAGATGGGTGAATTGCTGTGTGCATCCACTTTTACAGCGTAATTCTTGGGCAATTGCTCGGCAATGAACCGATGTCCCTTGGTATCCGTGTAATGAGTATCTGGATACGCTTGCATGAGCTTGAGATACAGAGTCGCCATCTTTTCTAGCGAATCTTCAATGACAAGCGCCCGTTTTTTGGCACGAGATGACCCTAAACGGGCAAGTTGACTGGCATGGCCGGACGATCTGACCCCAGATTCCCCCCGTCCTTGCAAGACTGAGACGATTCCAGAGGCTTCTTCGAACATCAGGTCAATTTCACCGATCTCACGGAAGAGATCTGGCGGCATTTGCGGTGAAAGTTTCTCTACCTTGGCGCTTGGCATATCTGTCGCCAAGATTCCGCCTGCACGGTTAAGAGCAAAGTTCTTCTCATCGAGGATTCCAGTGAATCCGATGAGTGCCGTTGGTGGGCTGACTTGTTTGGACAGGATGTCTAGGATCTCCACCATGCGCTTGTTACGCATTTGCTGGAGGTAGATCAGACGGGAAACTTCTGACTGACCCCAGTAGTAATCGTAGAGCGGCAATGGACAAATCTGGATGAAGGGCAGTTCGCCTTTCAAGAAGACGGTTGCGCCAGGGCGATCATAGATGATGACATCAGGATCTGCGCGGGTGACCACTTGGTAGTCGCCAGTCTCATCGTTCCAGACCCAGAGTTCCGTCATCTCAACGGTTTCTTCGGAAACTTGTGCTTTGTAGCGATTGCCGCCAGAAAGATCGAGGTTGGCGTTCCCGTAGAGCATCGGGTCCGTCTGGCTCATGATAATTCGCTGCACACCGTTGGCAACTTCGGTGCGCTCGTGCTGCATATACGAGACGCGCCCTACGATCTTTTCGCGTTGCGGGTGGCTGTAGAGGCGGTTAAAGAGTTCAGACTTAGTGATGTAGTAAGTCTGAATTATTGCTTCTTGTCTGTCGGTGTATGGAGTGTCTTCTCGTAGGACACCCATGCTGGCCGGTTCCACGAGATACGGATGAATACCGTTTCGATAAACCAGTTTAATAAAGGTGCTGTTGTAGCACAGAGACCATGATACCGCTGTCGAGAATACTTGGTCAGCATTGCTGTTTAACCATTCATCGTTGAGTGCGCGGGTGAGGACCGGAAGTTTGGCCTGTTCTTCCTCTGGTACAGCTGCGCCCAAGTCTATGGAGAATCGGGTGGTCTCGGCAGAGTAGAGGAAGGATGACAACTGATCTATGTGGGGAAAGATCTTGTTGTACATGGCCGGTGCTTCGTCCGGTCCGTTCCCAAATAGATACCACGAGCGAAGACCTCCGTAATCGGTGCGGCGCTCTGGCATGGAGACGCTGCACTTGTGGATGAGGTCTAGGTAGAAGTTTTCTCGTTCTACCGGCTCGCTCGGAATTCTCATGGTGCTATTGCCAAGTTCTCATGGTCAGAGATGTAACTCGCCGCTTTGGGTCCCGTGAGATTACCAGTATCTTTCGGGTTTACGCCAACAGATTCTCCACGAACCGACTGAGCGACTTGTCCAGCAAGTGCTGCTTGCATATTGATGTTCTGGAAGTTTCCACCCCAGATTGCAGCATCACCTGGGCGAGGTTCTCTTTCTTTTGGCTCTTCAGGCACTTGATGGTGATGGTAACCGGATTGTGTGTCACCTTCACGGGTGGACTTGATGTCGGACATCTTGAAGTCTTGGGCTAGGCCGCGCAGGTTGCGATCAGCCTGTTTTGTCTTGTCTGATTTAACAGCAACTGGTTTCAAGAAAACCATGTTGAGTTCTGCTGTGCAGAATTTGATAGGGCACTCAGGCTCATAGGACTCGAAGAGGCCGTGAGACGCGCAAAGATAGTCGTGGAGTACGCTCATGATTCGTCCAAAGTAGGATAAGAGTAATCGTGACGATTACGGGGGCCGATAGATAGTTTGAATCCGTCAGGGGAGTTCACGATCCCCATGTGCGGGAAGATAGCAGGTTCTGGGATCTTGCGATAGTCAACGTATTGGGTCTGGTCTTTCCTCCTCATGACGCGCACGCGCCCCTCCCGCCACGCTTGGTAGGCAGCAGATACGCGGCGTTGTGTGGTCTCGCTCATGGGTGAGCTTTCGTAGATGAAGACATCTGCCAAGAACTCTCTAGAGATACCGCAGAGATCAGCAAACTTCTGGATAGAGATACCGCGTTGTTTATCCTTGAGGAATCTACCAACCAAGAGTTTGAGTTCTTGTTTAGGAATGACGGTATTCAAACTTATAGCCCTTGTCTTGCAAAAACATCAGGAAGTCTAGTTCACCAAAGACGTTATCGCATTCTTCTGCGGTGTGTCGCAAGGCAATGGATTTGTGGCCGATCAATTTTCTACTGGGTGCGTGATGACCGACCAGCCGCTCAAGGTCGATGTCATCGTGTAGGCCTGGACCCATGTACTCAATCGAGAAGTGTTTAGCAATGTTGGTAGGCGCAAACCGGACGCCCAAGGATTCCAGTTGAGGTCGCAGCAAACCTGAGAGTTGGACATCTTCGTTGATGAACGGCTGTTGGCCGTACAACTTGTGAACGATTCCGTGTTTGGACGGGGCTTCCAAGAACTTGCGACTACGCAGGGAGAACCCGCCGTTCTGTACAACGATGGGGTCTTTCACATGAACCCACGAATAGTGGAACATGGCGTGGTTGTTCAGGATGCCCATGTGGGTAGGTGCGCCCACATAGTCGTACTCGTAGTACTCGTCCGTGAAGTTCTCGCCGTTGATGACCCAACCATCGTCTTGTACTACTAAGCAGTACTCGGTCTCGATGTACGAGTGCAGGCAGTACATACAGAACATCGAGTATTGGAAGTAATCCAGCGGTGCTGTTTGTTTCCAAGCAATATGGTCTGGCAAAGAAGGGGGTCTTTCAAGAGAGATCAGCAGACCCCGGCTTCCGGGCAACTGGGCAAGACTCTCGATGAGACTTGGGATGGCAGCAGCGCCATCGTTGTGTCCGTAAATGGATACGATTGTGAGATCAGTGTGTGGAGCTGCCACCGTACATCCCGATACGTTTTAGATAATTGGATACGTTACGTCCAGCAGCAAGTTGCTCTGGAGTCTGGTTCTCTTGAGCATGAGAGATTTCTTTTGTCAGTCTCATGGCAATCAATCTGGGTTGAACCTGCTCGGCATAGGCAACAGCAGCAAGGGCACTGGCAATGACTCTATCATCTTTGCCGCGCCCAGGCGCACCGATAAACCCGCCCTCACGAACGATTCCCTTCATCTCGTCTAGCAAGTCCATAGATTTGATTTCCATCAGACCGCGTTCAAAGTAATCCTTCATGTAGGTCAGCATCCGTTCTTTGGTCTGACTGGTCGTCAAGAAGCCAATAGAGTTGGACAGACCAGACATGGTGTCGTTACGACGCCAGATGTAGTTCTGCATGGAACCCAGAACGTCCATGATGCCGTGACCGGCCGTGCCTTGGGCGGCAGCAAGACGTTTGAGGTTACGCATCTCGTTGATTACCGCTTGACCGGGACCATTGACCTCCAAGTTCAGGGTTGAATTCTTGTACGCACCGGCAAGATGAGCAATAACCCACGCAAATTGGTAGGTGTTCATCTCACTGGTCGCAAACTCCGCCACCTGCTCCATGCCATTCGCATAGACGCGGAAGACTTGGATAGAGAATCGGTCTGCCCAATCGGATGACCCATAAGCCGGATCAGCACCAATGACGTAATAGGCCGTGTCAATAGGCTGTTCCCAGATCTTCAAGGTCCCCAACTTCTCAGTTGACTTCAAGACATCCGTGTCTTGGAACATTGCCCCGAAAGCATAGCGGAAACACTCCGGATGTAACTGGCGAGATTTCTTGGCAGCGTCAGTACACCGGGAGTTTGAGAAGAAGCTCGTACCAGTCATCACGAATGCGTAGTCTTCCGTAGGAGGAAACTCCTGGTACAT